GGGCTTTAGCGTCGCAATTCTCAAAAACCCAGCTTTTCGCAAGTCGTTTACTGGCAAAGACTTATAGCAATTCGGAGAACACAAAGTGTCAAGTTTGAAATCTATGGTCCGGCAGGGCCAACAGCCGCAGAAAAAGCCTGATCCCGCAGCGCCAAAGCCGGAGCCGTTGAATCTCGGTCCAGCCGAATCGACGGCGGACCCGGACCGCGAGTTTGACTTTTCGCATTTTCCGCAGACGGTCGAAGGGCTGGAGTCTTTGCTCCGCGAGGTCCGCGACGTTCAGAATGCGATGAACCGCGAGAGTACGCGGCGGGCTCGTGCGCTGATTGACCGGTCGAAAAAGATGCGCGGCTATGTGGTGGCGTTGCAGACGCGGTTGAACGAAAAGCGAAAGGCGCAGGGATGATCAACATCGACGTTGCGGTTGTGCGCGATGCACGGCGCAAGCCTCATACATCGTTGGCGGCTATTCCTCATCGTGAGTGCTTTTCGGGATCGGGCGTTTCGCCGTGGGTCGGTTTCTGCGAAGCGTTGGCGTCGATTCCGTATGAGGCTACCCATTGCCTTGTGTTGGAAGATGACGCGGTGGTATTACCTGACCTGTTGGACGTTGTACGAAAAGCGATTGTTTCGCGCCCGAAGGATGCCTTGTATTTCTGCGCGTGCGGGATGCAGGCGGCGAAGGAACAGGATGCGGCTGTTCGGGCGGTTCGTTCATGGGCTCTAGTTTCCGATCGTTGCGTCGGCACGGTTGCGGTATGCCTTCCGGTGGGAATGGCATACCGATTCCTTCAATGGGCCAACGGTCCCGCTTGCGTTGAGGCGATGAACGAGTATCCAGAGATGGCGTACGCGGGTGATACTCGTCTTTGGTACTACCTGACTCGCGTTGTCGGTGTGGCGCAGTGTGTGAGTACATGGTCGATTGTGGGTCACGGTGCACCGAACCCGGATGAGAGCCTTGTTTCACAACGCGAGACTCTTGGCGTGCGCGAAGCGTACAACCCGGCGTATGGGATTCTGGGGATGCGAACGGTTCGGTATCAGGTCGTAGCCGAACAGATTGAATGGGACTACGAGGCCGAGGATTCCCGCCTATGAAAAACTACTCCCAAAACAATGAACAGGCCGCAATCTTCCGCCTGCTTGGAACGTCGGGCCATGAAAAGCCGGGTACTTTTCTTGACGTTGGCGCACACGATGGCGAGATGTTCTCGAACACTCGGGCGCTCGCGATGACCGGCTGGGGCGGCGTTTGCGTCGAACCTTCGCCCAGCGTGTACCCGAAACTGTTGGAGCTTTACCGTGATCGTGATGACGTGTATACCGTTCCGTGGGCTATCGGTACAAAGTCCGGCAAGGTCAAATGGTTTGACTCGGGCGGTGATGGCATCTCGACCACGGAAGCGGCGCACACGCGGGTATGGTCACAAGTCGCATACGTGGAAACCGAGGTCAAGTCTGAAACTTGGGCGAGTCTTTTCGACCTGTACGGATATGACTTTGAAGTCTTATCGTTGGACACGGAAGGGACGAATACAGAATTGTCCGAACGATTGCCGTTGCGTGAATTGAAACGCTTGGCGGTTGCGGTTGTCGAAAAGGATCATCCGAGTGTGGTGCCAGAGAGCAGGGCGCGGATCATCCGTGCGTTTGCGTCGAATGGTTTTCTCATCGCGGATGAGAACGCGGAAAACTTGATCTTTGCGAGGTGAAGCATGAACCCGAAACTATCCATCCTTGTCCCGGCGATTACCGAACGCATCGAAAAACTCAAAGAACTGCTGGCCGAATTGGATGCGCAGATAGGCGACAAGCCGGTAGAAATCGTTTGTATTCTCGACAACCGGCGGAGGTCAATCGGGATGAAACGGCAGGCATGTTTGGATGCGGCTCGCGGTGACTACGTGGTGTTTGTGGATGATGACGATTGGGTGAGACATACGTACGTTGCGGACATTCTCGCGTCGATCGGCCAATCGGATGTATCGGTAGTTTGCGTTCCAAGCGTAGGCACGCTGAACGGTGAGAATGCGTACACCGTCCGATTCGTTCCGGGCGCGTCGAATGAACCGGCCCACAAGGATGAGGATGGCCGATGGGTGGATATTGTGCGTCCACCTTGGCACACGTGCGCATGGCGTCGGGATATCGCGCAGTCGGCGCGGTTCCCGGATTCAAACTACGGCGAGGACTGGGCATGGTGTGAACAGTTGCAGCCGTTGATCCGCAGTCACCGAGAAACGCTGAAAGCGTTGCATGAATACCACTACACCGATTCGGGCAGCCGCGCCGGAAAGGATGAGTCATGAAGGTTTGTTTCGTCAATGTGGCATTTGGTCACTGGTATCAGTTTGGACAGGATCGATTGCGCAAGCAGTGCGAAGCAAACGGTATTGAGTTTGTCGGGTTTGGTGCGTCTCAACCGGGGCTCGAAGCCGAGAAGATGCACCAATCGGTAGGCGAATACTCATTCAAGCCTCGTGCCGTTTTGATGGCGAAGGAACAGACGGGCGCGGACATTCTGGTATGGGCTGATAGTTCGGTTTCAATAGCCGTCCCCCACAGGTTGTCGGATTTTATTGACCGCGTGGCGTCGGCTGGCGTGTGGGCTCAGTACGGCGGGCACACGCTTGGCATGTGGTGTAGCAATCAAGCTCTTTCGGTATTCGGATTGCAGCGGCACGATGCCATGCAAATACCGATGCCGATTGCTGGCCTTGTCGGGTTCAATACGTCCGATTCATCTTCGATGAACTTGCTGGATGAGTGGCGCACGCACGCCGAAACTCTGCGGACGTTTGCGGGATCGCACTCAGACCATCGGCATGATCAATCGGTTCTTTCGTATCTGATGCACAAACACAACAGACCGCTCGAAGATGCGGAGAGTCGCATTGTCGCGTACGGGAAAAACTCCGGCGCAATCTTTGACCTTTACCCAGCGGAGCAAGCATGCGCATCATCCTGAAATACCCATCTCGCGGACGAATGACCCGCGCAGCCGAAACGCTGGCCCTGTATATCAACAAACAGTCGGGCAAACACAATGTGCGGTATGTGGTGGTTGAAGATGCCGACGATCCGATGCCGTTCACGCCCCCGCCGTGGATTACGCCATTCGTCGGGTTGCATCCGAACAAGATCGCTGCTTGTAATGCGTTCACGCCCGACCCGTCCGAATGGGATGTTCTGATCATGGCATCGGACGATATGACGCCCGTAGTCGATCGCTGGGATGAAGTGATTGCGGATGAAATGCTGGCGCAGTTTCCGAACCTTGACGGCTGTTTGTGGTTCAACGATGGCTTTCAGGATCGACTGTGTACCTATCCGATCATGGGTGCGAACTGGTTCCGCAAGGTAGGCCATATCTACCATCCTGACTATCTCAGCGAATGGGCGGACAATGAGGCGCACGAGTTGCCATTGAGCTTGCGTCGGCTAGCCAAGATTGACCGATGCGTATTGCGGCACGATCACCCGCACTGGAAGATGTGCGAGGTCGATGAGACATACGCCAAGGGTTCGCGCGATGCACAAGGCGACAAGGCTACCTATCTGCGCAGACAGGGGGCGTTTTTCGACTGGCCGGAAGTCACGCTATCCATCCTGATTCCGTCGCTTGAATGGCGCGAAGGGTGGCGCGATGAACTGCTTACCGAATTGAATCGGCAGATCAACGCAGATCAGGCAACGGCCAAGCGGGTTGAGATTGTGCTGGAAATCACGCAACCCAACGAGCCGGTAGGGACTGTGCGCAATCGGTTGCTTGATCGTTCCGTAGGTCGGTTTGTGGTGTTTGTGGACGATGACGATATGGTTGCGCCCGACTACATACAGACGATTCTCGGAGCGATTGACGCAACGCCCGATGCGGATTGTGTTGAATTGTCCGGCTGGATGACGGTTGATGCTGGAACTTCATGGCTGTTCCATCACTCGATCGACAATCCGGCATTCGATAATCGACCGGACGGAAGCTATCTCCGCACGCCGAATCACTGCAACCCGGTGAAGCGAGAGATTGCGGTCGGTTGCCGGTTCCCTGATTGGCATTTCGGCGAGGACAAACAGTACATGGAACGCATTCGGCCAAGTCTGAAGGTCGAGGCAAAGACTGGAAAGCCGCTGCTTTGCTACCGATATCGAGTGGGGAAATAGTGACACTAAGCGCCGAACAGCTTGCGCAGCAAATAGGCATTACCCGCCCAATGGTGGAATATTGGGTGAAGCGTGGTTTGCCTTACACGATCTCCGAATCCGGCACTCGTCGATACGACTTGGAACAGTCGAGGAAGTGGATCGAAGAACGCAAAGAGCTTGTCAGCAATCCGCACGCTCGCGGTGTGCGGCCCGGGCTTGGTAGACCGCCCGGAGGCGGCAAGGTCAAGGAAGAGACGCCCGATCAATCAAAGCTCGTGCAGGAAGTCAAGAAGCTCGAGCGCGAGTTGGAATTGGCCGATCCCGATGTAGGCACGTTGAAGGCTGACAAGCTCATCAAGCTTGACGGGAAAAGCCTGTTGAAGCTGAAGATCGTTGAAGAGATTCTTACCCGTCGCGTTGACCGGATGAAGCTCGAAGCGATGTTGCTTGATGCAGAAGAAGTGAAACGCACTTGGACGCGGGCGGTTCAGTCGATCAGCGGCGACGTTCGGCGAACTACGAAATTGCTCGCCACTCGCATCATCGACGCTCTGGATATCGCGGGCGAATCAGCGGCAAAGGTCCGCGCGATTGTCGATGAGGAAATGGACACGATGGCGCTCAGGATGTCAGGGGGTATTGATGACTCTGACGAAAACTGAAAAGCTATTGAAACGGGTGCTACAGCAATCGCTCAGACCGCCCGAGAGGATTACGGTTGATCGGTGGGCAGATAAGTACGTTCAGGTTCTAGCGCCTTCGCCTGTGCCCGGTCCGTGGCGTACCGATCTGGTGCCGTATCTGCGCGAACCGTTCGCCGACTACACAGACACCAGCGTACGCTCGATTGTGATGATGCTGGCGACACAATGCGGCAAGACTGACTTTATGAAAGTCTGCCTGATGTACACCATCGACCGCGACCCTTACCCGTCGTTGTGGGTGAGTGACACACAGAATAACGCTATCGACTTCAATCAGGATCGACTCATTCCGGCGATGAAGGCCAGTCCGCAACTTGCGCGGCATATCTCCGCGAGGCCGTTCGATTCCAAGCGACAGAAAATCGAGTTTGACACGATGACCCTTTGGTTTGTCGGTTCGGGCTCGGCTGGCAACCTTGCATCGAAACCGGCGGGCCGAATCTTCTTGGATGAGCGCGACAAATACCCGACTTCGCTACGCGGCAAGGGTGCCGACGATGCGGGCGCGGTTCAGTTGGCTTACAAGCGATTGGGCGCGTACGGCGCATCGGGCAAGGCCGTTGAAGCGTGTTCACCGACGCACGAGAATACCGGCATCCATGCGGAGTACCTTCGATCGGATCAGGCGAAGTATTACGTACCTTGTCCGCATTGTGGGCACTACCAAACGCTCAGGCTCGGGTTCGACACAAAGGGCGGTTTGCGATGGGATGGCGGCATGGGTCTGGACCTGTCTGATGTAAGGCTCGCCGAGCACGTAACCCGTGTAAGGGCAAGCAGTTACTACGAATGCGAGGACTGCGGAAATCGCATCCTGAATAGCCAAAAACCCGCCATGTTGCGGGCTGGATTGTGGGTACGGTCTGGGCAAATTGTCGAAGGCAGGGGCGAACGTGCGCAAGTCGTTGGGAATAAACCACTTACAGACGTTCGGGGCTACCAATTGAGCCAGTTGTATAGCCCATTCGTTCTGTTCGGCGATGTGGCGGCTGGGTTGGTGAAACTGCGCGGCGAGATTGATCAGGACTACCAAAACGGCATCCTCGGCGAACCGTGGACCCGGCCCGCGAGCCGTGGCGATGAGGGCGCGATTGTAGAAATCGCGGTTCAACAGAAAGAGCAACACGAAAAATCGAACGATCGAAAAGCCGAAAAGTACGCCAAGGGTTCCGTACCTTATGACGCATTGGTACTGCTTGGCACGATCGACGTTCAGGCCGACGGCGTTTTTTACGAGGTGTCCGGGTTCGGCGAAAAGGAAGCCAAGTTTCTGATTGACTGGGGATTCGTCAAATGCCCGGAAGTGCCCGACGGCGCTGATGTCGATGACGAATTGTTCATGTCAGACCATTGGCCGCTGGTTGCGGAATTGTGCAACCGGGTATATCCGCGGACTGACACGGGAGAGGCCGTACCGGTCTCATGGTGGGGGATTGACTCTGGTTGGCGTACCGATGAGGTGTTGAGATTCGCGCAGATTCTCGGCCCGCAAATGGTGCCTATGAAGGGTTCTGAGCAACAGGCCGCGCCTACGGCGGTCCACCAATCTGACAAGTTTTCCGGTATCGAGGTGATGACTTTCCGCGCGAATCACTGGCGTGATCAGGCTTACAACCGGATGCACCGGCGAGCGCCACAATTCGGCGCTTGGCGATACCCGATCGACTTTGCCGAGAATGGCGGGCACGAATACGCTCGGCAACTCACGGCGGAAGAACGGCAGATCGTCAAGCAACGCGGGCGCGAAATGTCGGTGTGGGTGATGCGGCAAGGTCGAAAGCACAATCACTATTGGGACTGTGCGGTAATGATGCAGTGTCTGGCTACGCATCTCGGGCTGAAAGACTTGACCCGCGAGAATGCAATCAACGATTCTCAGGTGGTTCCCGCGTCTGGACCTGTTGTATCTGGCGTACGATTGGCGTAGGATTCGGCAACTTCCGAGGGTGAACGTAATGGCTTGGCAATACAACGATTATGAAGAGCAGGCTACAGCCGCGCTCCGTGCGTCGGTGTTGAACCAGCATATTTCAGAGGTTTCGGCGCAGGTCTCGGCGTCGATTACGGCGGGCGGCGGCAAGAGCCGGGATGCTACAACCCTTGTGACGTATCTCCAGCAACTGCGCGAACGCAAGGCCGAGCTTGATGCCGAGGCTGGTTTATCGGGTAAGACGGTCGGTGTTTCATTCACTGATTTCCGAGGTGGGTAATGGCGAAGAAGTCACCAAAGCAGCCGCGCGAAAGCAAGGAACTGACCGAACGCAAACGCGAAGCCGCAACCATCCGCGCACGGCGGGAGCTTTTCGACAAACTCACCGCGTCATTCGGCTGGGCGTCGGCCAAATCGTCAAGGCTGCGGAAGGAATATTTCAGCCGGTTCGGTTCTGGTGATTTCGAGCTTGAACGTGATCGGGAAAACCTTGTCCGATTCTGCCGGGCGCTCGATTCGGATACTACGATTTTCCCGGCGATTGCGAACCGGATGACGGATATTGTGATCGGTCGCGGTATCAGGCCGCGCGCCGCGATGGGCAGCAAGTCACAGGAAGCCGTCAACCTTTTCATGCACTGGGCGAACCGTTGCGATGCGACGGGACGGATGAGTTTTTGGAAACTCCAACGGATGATGTACCGGGAGAAGTTTGTGGCTGGCGATGCGGCCATGCTGAAAATCAAGGGCGGCAAACTCTTGATGATCGAAGCCGAAAATATCCTCACTCCAGCCGGACGCGAACTGTTGGAAGGTGACAAGATTATCACCGACGGTGTAGAAATCGACGGTACCGGTATGCCACTCGCGTATCACGTTGGCGTATGGAACAACAGCGGTTCGATCCCAAAGCAGGTCACGAAACGGTACGCGGCGGAAAACGTGATCTTTTTGGCGAACCGTCAACGGGTGAGCATGACTCGCGGCGTTCCGATGCTTGCCAGCGCCATCGAACGGGTTGCGATGATGGAAGAAACGCAAACCAGCGTCCATATCGCGCAGCAGGTCGCGGCCATGTTTGCGATGGTGATTGAGTCAAATAACCCGGCCCAAACGCGGTCCATGTTGCGGACAGCTACCGAATCATCGGGCGGGTCCGGCGAACGGGTCAAAGACTTGGCACAGGTCGGCCCCGGCATCGTCATGACTCTGGGTATGAACGAATCGGCAAAGACGATTCAGGGTGCGCAGCCGCACGGAAACTATGACACCTTCTACCGGACGGCGCTCCAATCCGTTCTTTCGGTAATCGGTTTGCCGGTCGAGGTCGGCGTACTCGACAACAGCCGCGCGAACTATTCGGTATCGCGCATGGCCGAAATCCAATCACAGAATACGGCGGAACCCGAACGCGATGACTTTGTGTTTTCGGTCTGTATTCCGGTATGGGATTGGTTTGTTGCCGAGGCCATTCGATCGGGCCAATTGTCGGGATCTTTCGAGGAATACGCCGAAATCACTTGGCACGCGCCGCCCCGAAAGTTGCTGGATGCCGACGTTGAAACCCGTGCGGCGACGATGCAGATTCAGCACAATCTGCGGTCGGCGATGGATGTCATCGAAGAACAGGGCGGCAATCCCGATCAGGTCTTTGCAGACCGCGAAAAGGAAATGAAGGACTGGGCTGATCGTGGCATCCTTCCGCCTGTTATGCCGGGTTCGGCGGTGCCGACCGGCAGCGAAAAGAAAACAGACTCATCAGAGCCGCCGGATATTTCACAGCCGCAAAGCTGATCCGGCGGTTTTTTCGCTTGACCTGCAAAACAGAATAGTCTAAGGTCTCATCGTCTAACGCTTTGCGGCAGGGGATTCCCATGCCCGCGATAGCAGACGCCACGAAAACAGAGAGGCCGGTTCGCCTGAGTTTGCAGGCCATGCCTATCACTCCGTCCGAAGATAAGGACGGAAAGACCCGTTTTTCCGGGCTGCTTTACACGGGTTCGGTGGTGATGACATGGTGGGGCGCTTCCGTCATTTCTCTGGATGGCGTCGAAATCCCGGACCGTGATATCCCTTGCCTTTACGGTCACTCGCAACCCGTCGGCAAGCTCAAAGCGAGACGAACCGATCGCGGCATCGAGGTTGAAGGCGAACTCTTCACCGATGGGGATCATCCATCGAACGCCAAGGCCAGAGAAATCCGCGACTTGGCGAAGGCCGGATACCCGTGGGAAATGTCGATCGGTGCCGACATTGACTCTGAGTTCATCGACAAGGGTGAATCAATCGAAGTCAACGGGCAAACCATCGAAGGTCCGCTCTGGGCGTCGATGTCGAGCGTTCTCCGCGAGGGTTCGATTGTCGAACTCGGCGCGGACGCGAATACGAATAGTCAATTTCTGGCGAGGGCGATGCCCAAGCCAAAGGAGCGCACGATGGCAACCGCAAAACTCGAAACCGTTGACACGGATGAAATCGACTTGGAATGGATCAAGGCCAATAAGCCGGAACTCGTCGAGGCTTTGAAGGCTGAAACCGAAACCACTGATGACGAGGAGGGTACCGAAATGGATGAGGTAACGGCTTCAGCCGCAACAATCGCGGAACTCGAAGCGATGCCCGGAGCGGATTCGGCTTTCGTGCTGAATGCGTTCAAGGCGAAGTACACCGTCGCGCAGGCCAGCGCCGAACTGTTGAAGATCGCAACCGCCAAGCTCGAAGCGGCGCGCGTCGAACTTGAAAAGGCGAAGAACGATCGAGGCGGCTCTGGTGTTGAGGCTCCGGCAACGGCTGGCACACAGCCAAACAAGGCATATTTCGGCGGAACCAGCGGCACCGATCCCGAAGCCGATTGGGACAATTCCGAGGAACTTCGGGAGCACTTCAAGAATCACCGAACCGCGTTCATGGGCTACGCTCACAATCAGAAGCGCATCGGCGAGGCTTGGAATCGCAAGTAAATCCGGCTTCCGGGGAGGAAGCCAAGGAGTAATCAAATGCCACTTTCAGCAGATCGCGGTTTGAATGTTGCGTATGACGGCGCGGGAGTGATCAACGATCTCCCGATCGGCGTATCGACTACGGTTTATCAGGGCGCTTTCGTCGGTCTCACGGCTGGCAACGCACGCGGCCTTGTGGCTGGTGATCCGTTCATGGGTATCAACGTGCTGAATCGCGCGGCTGGTACTTCCGTGGGCGGCACAGATACCACCGTCCGAGTGGTCACAAAGGGCGTACTGAAGGGTGTGACCATCACCGGCGCATCGGCTGCTACCGATGTCGGCAAGCAGGTTTATGCCAGCGCCGATGACACTCTGACTCTGACCATCTCCGGCAATTCTTTCGTTGGCCGAATCCGCCGTTTCGATACGGCTACTTCGACCTTTGACGTGTATTTCGAGGCTGCAACCGATCTGGGCAACACGGCCTGAGACAACCAATAACACCGGCGGCTTCCGGGGGGAAGCTCAAGGTGTGGAGAAAAGATCCACATGAGCACTTCATTACTGAATCGTTCACAAGTGAATGGAGCATTCTGGAAAGTTTTCCAGTCGCTCCAAGATACGGCGGTTGTCGATGCTGTTTCGGTTCGCACTCGATCCAGCACTGGCTCTGAGCGCTACTCATTCCTTGGCGCGGCTCCGGCTGCGTCGAAGTGGCTTGGCCCGCGCAAGACCAAAGCGATGACGGCGCGCACGATCGACATCGTGAATGACCCGTATCAGACTTCCGTGGTCATGCTCGAACGCGACCTTCGGCGCGACCAGACAGGCGAACTCCGCCGCAAGATGGCCGAACTTGGCATGGAAATCGGTACCGTCCCTCACCGACTGGTATCTGATCTCATCGCCAACGGTACGTCGGGTACGGCGTACGACGGCGCGGCATTCTTCAGCGCTTCGCACTCGCTGGGTAGCTCTGGTACTCAGTCGAATCTGTTGACCGCTTCGGAAGTTGCGGCCTTGAACGTCGGCACTGCTACCGCCCCGACTGCGGAAGAGGCTGTCGATGCCATTCAGGGCGTGATCAGCTACATGCAGAACTACAAGAATGATGAGGGCCAACCGTGGCTCTACAACCTTCGCAAGTTCCTGATCATGGTGCCTTTCAACCTTCGCCCCGCGTTCAATACGGCGGTGATGGCGAACAATCTCGCTGGTGGTGAAACCAACGTGATTGCTCAGGGTCTGATCGACGACGGCATGCAGATTGATGTCGTGATCAACCCGCGCCTGTACAGCGCCGCCTCGGCTGAGTTCTATGTGTTCGCGGTCGATCACCCGTCGATGAAGCCCTTCATCGTTCAGGAATCGAACCCGATCGAACTCAACTACCAAGACGAATCCAGCGACCACTACTTCAACACCAAAGAGTTGAAGGTCGGTGCGGACTGGGAAGGCGGAGCCGGTTACGGCGAGCCTCTCTTGGCAGCGAAGGCCACCCTGTCCTGATGCCCCCCAATCGGGAAGCTCTGTCCGCCGGAAGGCGCACAGGGCTTTTATGACTTGGTTTGATGAAGTTGATCAGTTGCTCGATCAAGTCACCGAGGTTTTCGGTGCCGATATCACCGTGACCACCATCACGCCGGGTAGCTTCAATTCGACTACGGGTGTTCGCGCCGAAACGACTGCATCGGTCACTGTGAAGGCGAACCGAATACCGATCATTCAGGAACACACAGGTGTAGGTGAAGGGCGCGCACTGGTCGAAGAGTACATGTACGAAATCCAATCGTCTCTACTCCAGAAACCGAACCCGCGCACAAGCAGGATCACAGACGG